TACCAATTGTTTCTAAAGTAATTAGAAACCTTCCCCTTGGTAACTTTGTTGCGTTCCCAGCTGAAATTATAAGAAACACTAGTAATGCTTACTCAAGAGGTATTAAAGAACTTTTAAGTGATAATAAAGAAATACAAAAGATAGGCATGCGAAGAGTTGTTGGTGCTACAACCACAACTGCGGCTTTGCCGAGTTCCATTCTTGCTTTAGGTATGACACTTACTGGAGTCAACAAAGAATCCGTGGATGCTTACAAAAGATCTTTCGCAGCACCATGGGATAGAACAGCTACATTGGTGCCTATTGCGTCTGATAAAGATGGTAACCCAACCCAGTTCTTTAACTTTAGTTATATGAATCCGTATGATTATTTGCGAAGACCCGGAATAAGAATACTTCAAGAAATAGAAAATGGTAACAGGGATGAAGAGAGTCTATTAAAGATTGCTTCAGATGCTTTTGGTGGATCTCTTACAGAAATGTTCCAAAGTTTTGCTGAACCCGCTTTTTCTGCTCAAGCTGTATTGGAAGCTGTCAATGGAGAAACTTCTACAGGTAGAAAAATATTTGGACCCTCAGATTCTTTTGGAGATAAGAATGCAAAAAGATTTTTTCATGTAGTCGATACTTTACTACCAAGTATTACACCTTTTAATTTACAGTTTGATAGAACATCTAAACTACCACTTGGAATAGGAACTGAGACATTAAAGGCAAAAGGATTTCCTAGAGCTGTGATAGGAAGCACAGGCGGTAAAGGAGAAGATAAAAAAATATTAAACAGAAGTGGTAAAGAAATAGATGTAGCAGAAACTTTTGTACAAGCTTTCAGTGGTATTAAAGTAGTAAAACCACAGCTTGATTTAACTTTAAGGTATAGAGGGTTTGAGGCTAACGATGCCATTAGAGATTCAACCAATGAGTTCAATAGAATATTAAGATCTCCTGATGCCCAAAGCGCTGATCAATTATTACAAGGTTTTATAAACCAAAATGAATCTAGATTTAATACATTAAGAGACTTATATACAACGATAGAAGATGCTAGAATGTTAGGACTATCTGAGAGAGAGATTGAAAAACAGTTGAAAGAAGCGAAAGTTGCTAACTATAAAGAGGTCATGAGAGGAACCTTTAAACCTATTGAGCCTAGCTTTGAAATGATTCAGGCCGCTAGATCAGGAACATTTGGAACACCTCAACCAATAGATCCTAGCACTATAAGAGCAGCACAGACTGAACTGAGACAAGATTTAACTGGAAGATATATAACTCCAGATGATAGAGCAAGAGCAATACAAGTTCTTAGAGAAGAAGAAGAGAGAAAACTAATAGGAAGCCCTTAAATTTTGTACAACAAATACCGAGCCAAGAAAGTCAAGATTGATGACATCACTTTTGACAGCATCTTAGAATCATCTAGATACTTACATCTAAAAGAATTACTAGAACATAATCTAATATCAGACTTAGAGATCCACCCACCCTATCCGTGTGAGGTCAATGGTAAAAAGGTTTGTGTTTATAAAGCAGACTTTAGATACAAGAACAAGCAAGGTGAAACTGTTGTTGAAGATACGAAAGGTATTGAGACGCCTATGTTTAGATTGAAGAAAAAACTAGTAGAGGCGTTGTACCCAGACACAGAAATAATTGTAGTAAAAAAACCCAAAGCCTAGAAAGGTGCCCCACTGTCGACCCAAGGTCTGATTTCTTTAATTGTGCCATCAAATAATTGTTTTATCTTGTTGTATTTTTCTAACGCTTCCTTTGGAAACCCACTGTTAATTACTTCTATTAACTCTCTGCTTGAGTAAAAGTTCTGATCCTTTGAATGCTTTCCTTCCGGGACATTCACAAACTTCATACCATCCTTCTCGTAGATAACGATGCTGTCATCTTTCTCCATGCAATGCGCAGGGATTAGTTCAGGTATATAGTTATGGTGTCTGCATCCTTTGGTTTGTCTAGACTCTGATATGTTTCTGTCATGCTTCTTACAATGCCAGTCACCATCATCTCCATCTAATCTAACTTCAGCAAACCTACAGGATCTGCAATGAATATCTGCCGGTAGCATTCTTCCAAGATAAGATTCCCTTTGGCCAGGTGTCATATAACTTTTGATACGGTAATCCGTTTCAGGGATGTAATTATCTGGTGGAGTTTCTGCCAGTAAAATATTCTCTGCCTTCTCCATGAGAGAATCGAACAGCATTTTATCAAACTTAATTATTTCTGTATATAAGTCTGAGTTATTTTTATTATAAACAATACTTATGCAGTGCTTAAAGTTAAATAGTCCCATGTATAAATGTATTTGAGCGGCATACTCTTCAGACCAAGCACAATAACTATCTAAATCTTTAAGCTTATTAAACCTATTATCATTCGCTGTTTTGAACTCTAGTAGATATGGATTGTCTTTATCTAACCCCGGAAGGTTCTTGGCGATGCCATCAATGTGACCTTTGAGATGGCCACCCAAAGCTGATGTTTCAAACTGCTTACCGTTATTGTTGACATCAAATATTCTAGCGCCAGGAATCTCTCTAAGCTTCTTGATTAAATCATCTTCAACAACATTACCTAGATCGAGCAAGCGTAAAACACGAGCTCCCATATCATCTGGCATCATCCATCGCCAACGCATCCATAACAATCTTTGGTTTGGGTTACCGACTTGGCTGATCCCTAAATAGAATCTACGGTGACGCTTCTTGTTCAGCTCAACATCGTCAAGCAAATTATTGATGTCATTCATAATGATATCTCCACACCTTCTTTTGTTCTCACGCCTATGACGTTCTCATACTTACCTTGTTTCTGCACAATGATCTCAGATATTGTATCAAAAGCACCGCTCTTAATTAGATCAGCGGCCATCCATGGTTGAGTAGGAGATCCCCACTTAGTTGTAATCTTTTTCCATTTACGCACTGCCATCTTGTGAGCAGTAGGATGTCCAAACATTAATGGCATTCTCTTTGGAAAGAACTCATCCTTAACTGTAAAGATAACTTGGCAATACTCAGATCCATTTTTAGACTTCGTGACAGTTGCATAGATGTCCGTGACAGGTTTTGTTTTAGGTATTGATGCTTTCCTTTCATCTGATAAAACAGCTTGCTTCTCAGCTCTTGTACGTTTAGCAACTTCTTTTTCCTTCTTAGTAAATAAAGACTGGAACTTCTTAGGCTCAAACTTTTGGCCGCACTCAACACACTCTTTAGCTGATGGTGAATTGATACCGTTACATGCAGAACAGATCTTTGGTTTGTATCTTCCGGGAAGTGTATCGCCAGGCTCTACTTCATCTAAGCAACCATGGCGTGCAACATTCTCACCGTAATCAAGAAGCAAACAATTATCTTTATCGTCATGCAATCTCATACCACGACCACACATCTGCACATACAAACCAATGCTTTGCGTTGGGCGAAGTAATGCTATACAATCCGTCCTCGGGGCGTCCCAGCCTTCGGTTAGAACACCAACATTGCAAAGAGCGTGGATCTTGCCAGACTCAAAGTCCGCAAGTATTTCATCTCTTTCTTGGTTGGGCGTCTCCCCAGTAACCACAGCAGAGGCAATGCCATATTGCTCTAGATACTGAGCCATCTTGTGTGCATGGAGAACCGACACACAAAAGAAAACCGAAGCTGTTCTGCCTTTTGTATAAGCATTATCGATCCAGTCATTAATAACTTCTATGATGGTTTCATCTACCATCGCTACGTCTTCTAATTCTTTTTCTCTAAAGTCTCCATTCTTAAACTTCAAACTAACTTTACTTGCATCAATGATTGCATCTTCTTTCACAGCAAATGCAGACAGTCTGCACAAGTAACCTGCTTGGATCAGTTCCGGGATAGATACACTGTAAGCAATGTCTTTAAAGAAATGATCTTTACGATCCCCATAAATATAACCTTGTCCCATACGATACGGTGTTGCAGTGCAACCCATAACTTTCATTGGCTGTCTTTCTGACAAAGTGTCAATTATTTTTTTGTATCTTGTGAATGAGTTAGGTGGGACATTGTGAGCCTCGTCAATGATCATGTAATCAAACTTACCTACCTTCTCTAAACGTTTAGGAGAAGCAATCGTATCACGACTGGCTATAAGTATTTGTGCATTATGTTGAAACCTTTTCATGCCAGCAGCTAACACACCCACTGGTGCTTCTGGCCACACAGATTTTAATTTTGCTTCAGCTTGTGCTACTAATTCTTTTCTATGAGCCATAACTAAAAACCTAGCGTTAGGATTCTTAGCAAAGACTTCTTTTATGAAATGAGAAAAGATAATGGTCTTGCCTGCCGCAGTGGGTAATGCAATCAGTGCATGGTCCTCAACCGAGCGTGTAGCAAACCAATCGTGTAATGCATCGATGGCATTACGTTGGTAGTATCTTAGTTTCAATGAATTGTGTTGGTAGTCTCTGGTCTTACTAAAATGTTATTCAGCTCGTCTTCAGTAAGGTCACTGAAACTATCGTAGACTAATGATGATATTAATTGCATAGCATCCATGCTAGTGTGAGAAAACTTAAATGCTATTTCTACAGCAAACCTAGTCAGTGTTACTACGGCCGCTCGTGTATCTAGATCTTGTCTTGACCAGTCATCAATGCAGATTTGCATATCTTGCATGACTCTGTCACAGGTTTTTTTATCTAAAAATTCTAAAGAGTTTTCTTTTTCTTTCATCAGTTGTATCCACGTTTAATAAAGTTAGTTTAGCATCTTTTACTTTCTTATCGACTGTTGTGGGTAAACTATCAAAGGTAGTTTCCAATGAATCAAGTAAAGACTCCATTACATTAATTAAAGCTTTCGCTTCTCTTTTATCTATCGACATATTTTTTCTCCAAAAAAAATGCCAAGGACGCTAGAGTATAATTTTAAAGGAAAATATGAATTAAGCGCCCTTGGACTTTATGTTAAACCTCTTGTTCGAGGTCAGCTTCTTCCATCCTCCCGGAAATTATTTCCTCAATTTCTGTTTTTAAATTATCTCTAAGTCTGTTGACTATCTCTACCATGCCAGCTTTGATGGTGTCGTGTACATCAAGGGTGCTAATTTCACCCTTGATGTCACCTGACAGACGATCAACTATGGCATCGTAACCGTCATAAGAAGGATAAGTATTTTTCATTACTTATCCCAATCGAAATCGTCATCATCATTAGATGATGTGGTTTGAGAATCTGTGGCCGGGGAAGGGGAAGACACCGCAGACTTGCTACCGCCAGGAATAAACTTAGCAATAACATTCTTGTCCTCCCACTTCGTACCGTCACCCTTATCTCTGCCTTCTTCTACACGAAGCGTGGCATTGAAAGGAACATTCATCATGCTTTCAAGATCCTCTAAACCAAAAGCTTCTAAGTCTGGATTCATGCCCATGGCTTTCCTCCAATTACGAAGCTTTCCTTTAGAGACATTTAAACCGTTACCTTCAAGCATATAGTTCTCCCAAACTTTTCTGCCTTGGTATTTCGGTCCAACTACTTCATAGGTCACGCTGATCATTTTGTGACCAGTAGCTTTCGAGTTTTTACTTTCCCATGCCATAGCAACCATTTCATAGTCACCAGCTGGCATAGGCCCAATAGAACCTGTATCGAGTTCATCAACATCGGTAAGGTTCAGATTAAACAAATCATCTGACATATTAGTTCTCCTTTAATTGTTTTAAAGATTCTTTGAAAGCAGATAAGAATGCATTCCAGTCTAGGTCTAAAGGAGCGTTCCCTAGGTCGACTCGACTTTTAGCATCAAATGCTGCGCTGAATTTATGAAACAACTTTCGCTTGCCAAAAGAGACAGCTCTAGTTTTTTCATTAAAGCCCTGTCCACTAGTACGAGTTGATACCTCGTAGTTTGCAAACAAGTTGAAGTCTACCCATTCCTTTATCATGTTAGATATTTTCTTGTGTAGACTAAGTTCCCAACGATCATAAGCTTCACGCTCCGGGTCGTTGAAAGTTCTGATAGCTACATGAGAAAGCAAGATGACATGCATCTTTTTCTTATGTAACAGATCAAACATTTTAAGAATCCTTCTGAATAATTCAGCGGCCTCTGTGTAACCTTTACCAAATCCTATGGATTCAATTGAATTGACTGAATGGTTTTTACAAACCTTTTCATGTATTAGTTTTTCTGCCCAGTCCGTTGTATCAAAGACGACAGTTTTGTATTGATGCTCATCTTCATACAATGCTTGAATTTGTTTGACGATATCATCGTAGCTTGTGCATAAAGGTAACGATGATGTGTTAACAAAGTTTGTACCTTCTTCTGTCTTGATGAAGATAGGCTTGGGTGACTTAGATGCAAAGGTAGTTTTACCGATGCCATTGGTACCAGATACATTTATTTTTAATGCGGGCACTTTGATTCCTGTTTCTACTTGATCCAATAAACTCACTCCTCTCCTCCTTTTAATG